GGCATGTTGGAGAAGATATCTGGCACCCCCCGGTCCCTTAGCGTAAGCTAGCCGAAAGGCAACGAACAGTAATGTTCAACCCGGTCTCCGTGAATGATCGGTGAGAAATATTCTACACGACTTCTTCTGGGATTCCTGGCATCGTTCAGGCAGGCACGTACGGATAATACAACATTAGTATTAATTCATGCTGTAAGGCTCCGAAGGTAGACACCTGTGGCATTCACTCCTTCTCTGATAGATAAGTAGATGTTGGATTATATTCCAAGTGAGCTCCCTACTATACTTGTATAGTCAGGTAGTACCCGCATGGGGCTCATAAGTCTAACGCAGTGCGCTAGCTGTGGCGGACCATCCAGAGTATCTGATAGTATCCCTTGAGGTTGCACCGTTTCATTAATGTAACGGTGTCTCATTGAGACCTACTGACATAAATATAGGAGAAGAACTACAGGAAATTATGTATGGTAACAGTGTTACTAGCACATGGCGAGGTTTAAACCTTAGCCTTCTACTGAAGAGGGCGTCCCGTCCGAGATAGTTCGCATGAATATTATCATTGCGATGTTCGCTACGGACGTTAGCAAGATAGCCACGAACGGTGGTTCTCACGGCCTGCTCCGCCCTAGAAATAGGACTAAGAGAGGTTCCGTTTTCCTTCCAACTTTCTTCATCACTACAATGCTTTTTAACATCATAATGATTCCAAAAGCTGGAATAAACCTTTGTATTAGGAATTTCAGCTCGTCCCTTCCTCTGATGAATCAGAATGGGAACGATCCTCTATTCCAAGTGGATGGTCGACTCATCTCTGTTGCAGACGTTCGCGGTATGGCTGCGGAAATCAGGACTGTAAGCGCTTGGCGTTTACTCGTTGATTGGGATCTCCAACGATCAAGACCTTATGTGGTCGTTGACCCTTTTGACCCCCGAGGCCTGCTATACTTATCGCGAGGAGAATACCTCCTCCAGTCGAGAGTTTCTTTAGCAAATGACCTGACCCTTATCGTGATAGCCCGACCGGGAGATCACCCTCCAGTTCCTTCTCAAAATACCCCCCCTCACCGAGGCAAGGAGGAATTTTCATCAAAACGTTTCTTTGAAAGTAAGTCTAATCGACTAACCTACAAAGACTTCGTACGTCTCCGAAATTTTGTTTCTTCGAACGTGAAAGTGGAAGACGGAATGGTATCCGTTCACTCATCCAATATTGAGCGGACTGTGTTGGCGTGGGGGCGACAGCTTCTCCACTATAACGCAGTGAAATCCCCAGAACGTCGACTATCAGGCTTTTTAACCCTGACGCAACATCTGCAGACCCTTCTACGGAATAATGGTGTCAGCTATACCGCCAAAAGGCTTAAAATATACCTCTTCTGCCTCTACTCTTATATTGCAGGGAATCCCCTGCAGAGTACGCAGGAACTGGGCTTCCGTATTCGGTTAACAGGTGGATTACCAAAAGTAATTCACCCTACACTTAGGGCAAGGATTCGAGATATGGACCTTACATGGATTAGAATCTGGGCTTCATTATTTAATATGTATAGGGCGTTCTTAGTTAAGACGCCCGACCCAGAGACTGCCTATAAGACCATACGGAAACAGAAGCCGAATTTTTACCCGGGCTCTTCTTTCGAGGAGTTCGAGTATTTCGCTTCATATGTTTTCCCACACCTAGTTCAGCAACAAGCCGAACTCGATGGTCATCCTCTACCTGAGTGGCGATACGAGTCCTCCCTTGGTAAGCTAATCCGTTCTGCTGCTACTAATCTCCGTGGGAGCCTATCAGTGTTAAGTATGATCCTGGATTCACAAGCCTGGATGTCTCGTCCACGTAACTACGTCTTGGAGTGGTTCCGACTGCATAAAGATTTAGCAGCGGTCGCTCTTTTAAAAGCCGTAGCGATGGAGAAACATTTCCCGGACCTTAGTGATTCAGGGTACTGTTACAGCGATATGGAAGATTTACTTTCTCCTCCGCCTTTTGGTAATCCAAAACTTCCTAAGGGAAGCAAGGAAGCCAAAGAAGCCGCTGCTTTAGATAAGCAACGGTGGATGGATACGGTATTTCAACCTTTCGTCGATGCGATAGCTCCTCAGGCTTCACTCAGCTCACTCTTACCAAAGAGTGTCTGGAAACTTGCGAGAGAAGTGCGTAGTGGGATTAAGCCTATCCTAGGACGTCTATTTAATTTCGATGCTCCTGGTGGTAAGCTACGAACGGTTGCAATCTGTGATTATTGGACTCAGTTAGCTATGCTACCTGTTCACGAACACTTATTCAGGATATTGAAAATCCTGCATCGTAATGATGCCACCTTTAATCAAGATGGAACAGTGGACGCATACTGGCAGAGAAAGCTATCACCGCACTGGTCTTTCGACCTGTCAGCGGCTACCGATAGTATTCCAATAGACCTTTACAAACAAGTATTGGCCCCCTTCCTTAGAGATAAAGAAGGTGATCTAACAGAAGCGTATGGACGCGCTACACTCTGGGCATCGATCATGACTGACCGTGAGTTCTCTATACCCTCACCTAGAAAGGGAGAGATAGGTTACACGGGGGACATACAGTTCCGTACGATAACGTACGGTACTGGTCAACCGATGGGCGCCTATAGTTCCTGGGCGAGCATGGCATTAGTGCACCACGCATTAGTCCAGTTCGCTTATTGGAAGGCGAGTGGCAAACCTCAGCCGATTCACTCAAAGTGGTTCGATCCATACCTGGTCTTAGGAGATGACGTCGACATCGCTCGCGATGCTAACGTAGCTCTTGAGTATCAGGCGGCATGTGCTGATTTTGGAATCAAAATTGGCCTTGCTAAATCTCTTCATTCAAAATCGAATTTCTTCGAGTTTGCGAATCAGAGACTATGTGAGACTGGTAATATTTCACCTCTATCATTAATGGAGGAAGTGCAGGCTAAGACCTGGTCTGCCCGAAAGGAATTTGCCAATCGAATCGCTCGGCGGTTGGGAATCGGGGTTTCCATCACTTCTCTAGTAAGATTAGTAACCACGGCACGTCAGTGGCAATTCGTGACCTCCGAACTTGTCGGGGCACGCCCTGCTGTATTTCTCAGTCTCATTAAATTTATTCTACTAAATCCGGTAGGACAGAAGCCCTACGAGGTTCAACCTCAGGATGTTAATATAGTTAATGTCCGTGAATGGTTGCAATTCCTTGAAAAGGATCTGCGAAACCGCGAACTTTTAACAAATAATGAGTGGAAATCAGTTCAGGCGAAGCTATGCAATAGCTTGATTGCTAAGATCGATACCGTCTTAAGTAGACTCCGTGAGGAGCTAACTACTTCACCCGAAGGGTTGAGTTCTTACGGACTCATACCTCCGGTGCCTCTTACCTGGTCCGGTCCTACCCTTTCTATGTATTCGGCTCAAGCAGCATATGCTGATAAGCCTAGTGCGCACTATAAGTGCCACACACCATATAGTGATCAATTGATCACGGTAGTCAACCGGCTAGTAAGGTACCATATTCTTACTCGGGATGAAGCATACGCTCTCATGGAGCTGCTGAGCGCCTTCC